ATTTAAAATTACCTTTAGTTATGTGTAGATCAAAGAGTGGTGGCGCACATATCTTTTTATTTACAAAAGAACCTGTGCCAGCTAAACTAATAAGAGAAAAACTTATAGAGTGGGCAGGAGAGTTAGGTTATGCAAATTGTGAAGTATTTCCAAAACAAATTGAAATCAAAGCAGACCGCGGAGACACTGGAAACTTTCTTAATCTTCCCTACCATGGTGGTGATGACAGTATGCGTCACGGCTTTACTGATGATGGTGGCGGTGCTACTCTTGATGAGTTCTTTTCTTTATATGATACTTATTGCACGACCGAAAAAGATTTAAGAAAATTTAAAATAGAAAGAAACAAAGACTTAGCATATTTAGATGATGGTCCACCTTGTTTAGCTACATTGATGGGACAGGGCATACCAGAGGGCGGTAGAGATAACACATTATATCAATACGCAGTTTACGCAAAAAAGAAATGGCCAGACGATTGGCAAAATAAAATAGATGAATTTAATCACAAGTACATGGAGAGACCGTTAGGATCTCAACAAGTTCAAAAAACAATAAGACAACACGAGAAAAAAGATTATCAATACAAGTGTAAAGATCAACCAATGTGTGGTGTGTGTTCTTCAATACAATGTAGAACTAGACCATATGGCATAGGTGATGACATAGATTACAAAGTTAGTGATTTAACAAAGTTTCAAAGTGATAAATCAATATGGTTTTTAAATATTGATGGAGAAAGAATGAGAGTATCAACAGAAGAATTATATAATCAACATAAATTTAGACTAGCGTGTATGGACCAAGTTCACGCCTTGCCTAATTTAATGCCTCAACAAATGTGGACTAGAAAGATTCAAGCTTTGATGAAAGAGGTAGAAGTAATTAAGTTACCTTATGAAATAAGTAAGACAGGTAAGTTTGAAAGTTTATTAGAAAAGTTTTTAGAAGATCAAGGCGAAGCAGAAAACATAGACGAAATAAGAATAGGTAAAGCTTTGTTTGAAGAAAAAGAATACATAGAGAAAACAGATAATGGTAAAGCGGACAAAGTAAAAAAGATGACAGCATTTTTTAAGATGGATTCATTAGAAAAGTTTTTAGAAAAAAACAGATTTAAAGATTTTACCACACAAGAAATGACAGCGCACATAAGAGATAAGTTAGGTGGGGGTGATACAAGAAGAAAAGTTTTAAATAAAACAACATACATGTGGTATGTGCCATGGCAAAAGAAAGTTGATACAGAACTAGCCAGACCTAACATGGATGAGGAGACACCATTCTAATGAGAAAAATTATATTTGGTCCACCAGGCACAGGTAAGACAACATATTTATTAAATATTGTTGAAAAAGAAATAAAAGAAAATAAAGTTTTTCCAAATAAAATAGGTTACTTCGCTTTTACTAATCAAGCAGCAGATGAAGCTTTATCAAGAGCATTACAAAATTTTAATTATAATTCAAAAGATTTTATTTATTTCAGAACATTACACAGCTTGGCATTTCAACAATTACATTTACGAGAAGAAAATGTTATGAGTGATGATGACTATGACTATGTGTCAAAAAAACTAGGAATAAAATTAAGTAATCCTAATGCAAGAGTAGAAAACTATGGTGTTAGTTTTCCAGATGATGTGTTTACAAAAGTAATAGATGGTGCAAAAGTTAGAGGACTAACTACAGAACATTACTTTGGTTTTGCAGAAGTAGGACATTTAGAAGGCGGCCGACAAAAATTAGAATACATAGATAAATCTATACAAGATTATAAAAAATCAAGAAACAAATATGATTTTACTGACATGATTGTTGGTTTCAATAAAAAATCAGAAGATTACATACCACAGTTTGATGTTGTAATTATAGATGAAGCACAAGATTTAAGTTGGTTACAATGGAAGATGGTAGAAAAA